TCTTCTAATCCCAGATTGAACAATGAAGCATCAATGTCTCTGGTTTCGACATTTGGTCTAAAAAAATTCTAATAATCTCATATTCTCTCAAAATCAAACAGCAGAGCGATTGCAATTAAGCCAAGTCCAACAACAAGCAGTCCCACTTGTGTTGAAACTAAAAATGCCGAGACAGACACGCTTATGAATCCCACGCTGAAAACGATTAAATTATTTAACATCTCTAATCCTCTTATAAACTTATAAATTCTGGAGCTTTCGATTCTGGTTCTGGATCTTCTCTTCTTAGATCTGACCATCTGTCAAAAACCATTATTGAAGCAATAGCCAAGTCAATCTTTCTTGCAGATGACTTGTTTAACTTTGTGACAAGAGTTCCTTGTGGAGTCTCTTTAGGCACACAGTTGATTAAATGTTGAAAGAGATCAAAATCACCATCGTGAGAGAGATCTTTTTCTAATACAGCTGTATAAAACCTCGAAGTTGCCTCTGCCATTCTTTTTCGATAATTTCCCTCAAAATAAAGGATCATATCTTCGCCATAGCGATCTTCTAGCTCGGCAAGTTCCGAGTGAAACCCCATCGGATCAACAACGAACTCAACCACTTCATAATCTTTAAATATCTTGTGGATTCTTGCGATGACTTCATCTCTAGGTATTTTCCAAAGTTTGTTTTCAGTGACTGGTCTTTCCCAGTGACCAAGAACTTCCAAGTGTGGTCGTTCCTCTTCAAACGATAATCCGACCAGAGCTGTGGAGTCTCTTGAGTATGATCCATCAAAGCCCAAAATAATTTTTGATCCTTGTTCCAATTTTTTTTCGACATAACATTCCTCCCATACACCAGCTGGAAGCCATCTCTCAGCTGTGGATGTCCATTGATTTAAAAAGTATCTTCTGAACTCATTTTCTGGTATTTGTTGAAAAGCCCTTTCAAGCTGTTCACGATCAACCCAGTCATCAAGAGCTGGATTGCTCTGTTCCAAAGCTTTCGTTCTTTGCTTGGGATCTGCAATGTCCAAGTCTTGATCTGCTTCATAAATCTTATAATAAAAACCATCATCCTCGATCTGTCCCTCTTCTATGCTTTTAGCGTATTTATATAATCTATAAGCCAAGGAGTTTTCAACCCCAGCTGTTGTTATGTTGATCCCTATGGTGTTTGCTCTTTTTCTTAAACCATTCTGGATCACTAAGTGAGCTTTTTCTTTATTGCCAACCATCTCGTGGATCTCATCAAAGATACCAAAGGGAGCTGGTCTTAAACCATCGTTTCCACCACCAACACAAGGAACTCTTAAGATATAAGCGTTCGGATTGTCCTTAACTATGATCTTTCGTTCTTGTAGATCAACAAAGTGTCTTAATTCACCATTTGAGATCATTGCTTTTGCACTACCAAAGACAAGATCAGCTTGATCATAACTTGAAGCAACTACTGGAATGATAGGAGCTGAGTTTCCAGATCCGAGCAAACCATAAACAGCTAATGCTCCAGCAAGTTCAGTTTTTCCATTTCCTTTTGGGAGTGAAATATAAGCTGTATGGTGTTTGAATGATCCATCTTCTCTTAATTCAAAGAGTTCTCTGATCAGTTCTTTCTGCCAGTCTCTTAAGATGAATGGTTTTCCTAAATAATCACCAGAAGAGTGAACACAATACTTTTCTATAAATTTTATAACTCGATTGCCTTGAGTTTTCATTCTTCTTCAAGATCAGCATTAAGATCAGCAAGAGTTTTCTTTAAACCACCGATCTGGATTCCAAGTGATACTCTCGATTTTGGATTCATTCCAATGCGATCTTCTAATTGTCTGATCTCTGCATCTAATTTCAACATTGCACTGTATAAGGGATTTAAAACGACTTGTCCTTGTGATCCAACGACTAATCGATCCTTTTTAGCTTGTTTATAGACTCTCTCTCGCTCATCGATCAGTGTTGCAAGTCGATAAACAGCTGATTGATCTGATTTGTGATCAATAGCAGTTGCAAGATCACTGTTCCAGAAGTCTTCCCACCATTCCTTCGTGTTTTTTAGATATCTTCCTTTTAATTTCGGGATATCTCGCTTTTTATAAGCACCAATATCCACCACAGTTGGGCGAATCCTGTGTTCTCTTTGATCGAGTGGTTTAGCTTTACTCATAAAAATAAAAAAACTTTCTTGAAAGTCTCGAGACTATACAAGTCGGAAGAGAATGGGCATCGGGATATCGGCACTGCCTAGATATAGGCATTTTTGACCTACCCCTCCCAAAACCTCAAAACTCTGTGCCTGTTTGTGTCAGTTTTTGCTAAGTTCCCAGCAGTTTCTTAAGCATATAGAGTCATTTCTTCTCACAAATTTGTTTAGAGTGATGCTGACTTTGAACTGTTGCAACTACGACAATAGACAATGAGATCTTGATATGGATCTCCTCCTTTTGAAGTGGGCATTGGATGATCAGCTGTCAGATCAGTTGCAAAGTGTGGTCTTCTCTTATAACCAGAGCAGATATATCCATTCATTGCGATGTGTCTGTTGACTGCATCCTTTCGATATTTCCTTTGCCGATAAGTTATCGACCGAGGTTTTCTCTTCTTTATAATATTTCTGTGGATCTCACATCTTCTTTGTTGCGAAACTTTTCCACAGTCTAAGCAAAAGAACTTTGGCATTATGGAGAATGATATCTCTGAAGTTCAATCACTCTTTCCTCAATAGCTTTTAATTGCCAGTTGAGGTTGTAGAGATCTTTTTCATAATCATCTTTCTTAACCAACATCTCATTGCTGTGCTTGTGTGGTTCTACTTTAATGCTTTCAAGTTGAATACTTTCAAGGTTCTTAATATCTGCCTTAAGCATTGTGATCATAACTTTATTAGTTTCCATCTGTTCATTAAAGTCTTGCAATACTATTGCGAACATTGTGATGATTACTAACAGCGAAACTATGTAGCCAATTAATGCTTTAATCAAACCAGACCATCTCTTGCATCATTGGATTAGCCATTAAGAACATAGGGGAGTTGACTGTATCTAATTGACTGATCACATCTAAGAACAAGAACTCTTTTGCCTTTGATGGTTTCATATCTTCTTGTCCTACCAGTTGGATAACACATTGACTGAAGTCATAAACTGCAATTGATTTAGTTCCATTTGTTCCGACACCTAAATATGCTGGAGTGAACTCTGGCAAGATAACTGCATCAGCATTCAACTCAGCTAAATAACTATAAGAGGGATGTTCTGTTGCGTT